CGGGCGTCGTAGGGAGGTTTGGATAGATGATACTGGTTAAGTGTGTATCCGCACTGACTATATAAGTTTCTTGTAATTTGCACACGCTTTGCAACGTGATGTACTTCATCTATCCGTTTTGACGGTAGATGTAAGTCTATTATCTTTGTAGTTGCGTCTTGCTTTTGCAAGCACTTTGTAGTTTGTCCGCCGTCTAAATTGAACTCGTCGGCCGCGAGAAGGCCCGTCTCTGTCACGACACGACACACCCCTATGGAATGCTACCACATTCCTCGAAGTCTCAGTTGACACGTTGTTATTGGTAGATGACAGCCAGCTTTTGCTGGTAGTGTTGACGAATTTACTGATCAGATTTCGTCTCAGATCGTGGGTTTTCGGACCCCTTTGGGAGGCTTTTGCCTCCCATCGTATTGTGCTCTATTTCCGGCACTTGAATACATAGGAAAGATCCCCGTTACTGATCATGTGTTGGGCGAAACACAAGAACTAGCCGTAATTAACGGAGCATGGCAGAGCTTCTGCAGTAACATGTTTTAAAACTGTATGACGTGCACAGTATAACACCGTCACCCAGCTGGGGATGTTTACGCATCACCAGGAAAAACAGGCTCATTCCCACATTCGAGTATTTCGTCTATGATGAAGATGTGGAGCGATTTTGCTAAGTATTGCAACGTCGTGCTGAAAGTGGATGGTCAACTCGACCACCTTTTGGTTGTGTTTAGGGAGTAATGAACCCGACGCACAAGCATATAGGCCACGGAGTAAGGAATTGTGCCGCCCCCCTTCCGTCAATCACCCATTTGGGTGGTTGGCAGTTGGGGGCATTTCCAAAATGCCCTCTCCTGCTGACTACTCTCACCAACAATGCACCCTATCCTTCTAGCTTTTGCTGGAGGAATCGCTGTAAATAATGTGGGAGCTGTCATGAAGAAGCTTTTCGGTCTAGATAATGTAGATATTAGCAACCCTGCATCTGCGCAGAAGATTGAGCTTGTTTTAGCTCACCTTCTGCACGTCGCCACCTTGCGCGATCCAGTGCAGTACTGTACATATATGGGAGTGGCTGTTAGTACCATTAGCGGTGGGCGTGTACATATCATTGCCCAAGACCTCATCAAGGAACTGCGTGAGGCAGTTCTCTTTGATGAAAAGAAAAGGGGAGTGGTCAGAGGTGATCTCGAATCACTTGATTCAGATGCCAGGAGCCGTGCGCACCTGGTGGCTGCACAGGTGTTTGAGAAACAGCATACTCCTGCACATGCAGGTTTAGGCTTAGACACCCAAGCCGGCTGGGACGAGATCCGCGAGATATTTGGTAGTGGTATTGACTTGTTTAAGTCACTCCGCCATTCCGAAATCTACAATCACAGCCGTAAGATAACGGCTCTGTGTCTCGCAGGATCTCTGTTCTCGGACAAGCTTTTTGAGAACCATAAGTGGTTCCACAAGCGTTTGTTCGAGGGCGTTGATGCCAAGAAGATGGACCCCATCGATATGATGGATGAGGTCCTTGATCTTGTCAGAATCGTGTTCGACGCAGTAACATTCTGCGTCCAGACCGGTTCAACCACGCCACTCTTAGGCAGACTGGACAACAGCAAGCGTGTTGATGATGAATACGCTTTGCTCAAATCTTTTGTCCCCTGCTTTTTGAATGGCACGCTTGAACAGGTCTCTTCCGCCGTAAGGGGAGGTAGAGACTTCATGACTGATGACATGTTCATTGCGCGGCTCGCCAAGCTGCAAGTGGACGTGAAGAATCTCCATAAGATTAGTCGTGATGCTGAACGCGCTCTTTTGACGGCCCGTCTTCATGATGTCAATAAATGGCAGGCGGAGGTGACTGAATGGATTCTTAGGTCACCACGCCGAACTGAACCTTTCGCATTTTGTCTTCGTGGCCCTACAGCCCAAGGCAAGACTGTGTTATGTTCTTTAATGGTCAAGCAGCTCCTCCAAGCATGCGGTTATCCGTATGACGACAGAGTTGTAGCGCTGGTTGATTGTGCTAGCAAGTACATGGACACCGTCTTCAACCATACCAAGGCCATCATCTTTGATGATGTTGCCAACATGGCTAAGGACACTAATCCCAACGCCATCCAGGAACTTATGATGGTCATGGATGCCATTGGAACAGCTGCCAAACCTGTCCCGAAGGCTGATCTTGATAGCAAAGGTAGCACGATTCTTCGTGCTGCCATCATTGCTCTCACGACTAACTCCCAGGACCTCAATTGTTCCCTGTCCAATGAACCTTCCTCGCTTCTTAGACGCGCGAAGTATTTCATTGACATGGAGACTCTCCCACAGTACAGCCGCACTTTTGACGACTCAACTGTGGCCGGGCTTAACGGTGGCTCGACCCTTCCTATGGTCGATCCATCCAAGCTGGACGCTGGGCTGTATACGCAGCACCAGCGTTTTACCATAACGACTTACGTCGCTTATGGCCGCAGTGATGCTCGCAATGCCAAGGACAATGGTGCCTGCCATGTCATGAAGTATCGTGATGGCAGGGAGATGAAGGGTCTCAAGTTTTGGGAGATGATGGAGGTGCTCGTACCTCTCGCCCGCTCCCATTTCGTTGGACAAGCCCAGCTTAAGGCTGCAATGGACATTGAGTCAGTGCAACCGTTATGTCCACATGGGTGTACGACTGCTGGCTTTTGTGGTCGATGCAATCCGCAGGGTGATGACCTCATGAGAGTTCAGGCTGGAGACCCGATCACAGATTGGTTCTTACCTGCTTCTCCACCATCCACGGTCGCTGATGAATTCAGTCAAAGTGGCTTCACTGCTGTTGATGAGCCTATGGGCGAGTCCACGCATAGTGATGCCACTAGCGTATCTACAGTGTCCATGGGGTCGTTTCACCAGCGAGCCATGTCGCGAGCTAAAAGCTGGTGGGAGAGTGCGACCATCGCACCCCCACCTCCTGAGGCGCCAGCCGTCCTCGGTTGGCTCAAGGCGTGGTCTAATGGCAAATACGACATCGAAAGAGTGGTTTACACCCACTACGACGCTGTCATGATGGCCATTTTGACCGTTGCGCCTGCGACTTCTATGTTGTTCATGTCTGTGATGCAAGCCATTGGCTATCATGCTTTGTTTACGTGTTTTTCTGGCCTCTGTGTTTTCGTTTTCACCGGTGTCACTTTGGTGCGTAACATCCGTGGTTGGGCTGTTGCCCGCATTGCTGGGGCTTCATTGGAAGATCTCAAGAAGCGGACCAAACAGATGATTGAGTCATCTTTTGGGGTCGTTGTGACTTTCTTGATCGCCCTTGCAGCGGCTAAGGTTGTCTACAACGTTACTATCCGGGATCCCCGTCGCCGTAAGGAGAAGGAGTTCCAGGACACGTTGTTTGAGGACTTGCCTAAGTGTGATTGTTGTTCGAAGGCCAAGCGCTGCGTCCTTAGATCAGATGCTCGGGGAGCTGATGACTCTGTGGACCTTTTGCTTAAGAAGGAACTCGCAAAACATTGGACCTCCGCTGAGAAGGCCGCGTATCTGGCAACAGATGCCGCTGCCCGTACCGAGGAGGACAAGGAGTTCGCTCAATGGCTTGAAAACAACAAGGATGATGTCAAGATGGCCAACTTGCACAAGCGCTACTTGGCGGAACTTGCTGTTCTTGACAAAAAGTTTGGTTGGGAACCAGGCAAGGGGGCGTTTCTCGCTGGCCTCGAGCCATGTGAGCTTGAAGTTCAGGGGAGTTGTCAGTCCAGTGCAGCACTTGTAGGAGGTGCCGAACCCGACCCCAGAATTCGTGAGAATCCTTGGGAGAGGAGGGATTTGGCGGTATGCTACCACGTTGATGGTAGTGTACGCAACATGACGGCAGAACAGGTTTATGCCAAGGTCAGCAGACAGGTCTACGTGATGAAGATTGTGTATGACAACATCCGTACTGTAACCTCGAACTGCCTCATCGTTGCCACCGACTACATGGTCGCTCCTGCTCACAATTTCATAGGGACTGACGGTGAGTTCAGCAAGATCACCGCAATAGAGCTCACCAGCACTGGCCAGAGTAGGGGCCCAACCTTTACCGTGAAGTTCTCACCGAGACAAACCTTCAGGTTGGCTGGGGACGATTTGCTCGTCCAGATCAACGCTGGAGGCACTATGCCCAACATTTTTGATTTGTTGGCCATAGATCACCCAAAAGGCCAGTATCCCGTGCGCGAACTGTACAGAGACCCCAACGATTTTCAGATCAAGGAGTCTTCGTACATGGTCACGAGTGAAATCGTGCACTGCAGTTCGCATGGCATGGTGTACAATGGGTGTTCTTACAATCGACCCTCACCCACTTTCAAGGGACTCTGCGGCGCAGTGCTTGTCGCTGATGCGCGTTTCCCTCAGATCGTGGGTTTCCACACTATGGGTCGTGAAGGGGAGACCAAGGGAGTGGCTTGCTACCTCAATAGGAAGGATATCATTGATGGCATCGCGGAACTGAGGAAGACGGCACTGCTGTCTGGTCCAGTTGTCACGCAGAACTCAATGGCTCCTCATGTGCCTCCTGGGATGGAGCACATGGCTGAGGTGGGACCACTTTATGATAGGTCGATCATCAGGGAGGCTCCTGAAGGCACTGCTATCATTCCAGTAGGCACTATGGTTAATGTGCCGAATGTGCGTGCTACATCGACAATTGAGCTCAGCCCCATAACTGGACTCGTTGAGAGCGTGTGTGGCCAAATGCGCATGCACGAACCCCCCATGAACTTGGGTAAGGCTACTGTCGAAGCCGCCAAGGTCAAAGAGATGCACGGACGCCAGTCTGTGAATCCTGATGACCTTGCGTTGGCCAAGGAGTGTCTCACCAGGGAATTAGTGGGTTTAGTGGAGGCGACAGCTTTCAATGGCTACCTGCACGTTCTCTCAATGGATGAAGCCACATCGGGTGTGGCCCATTGCTCCACCGTGCGAGGTATAAACCGGAGCACAGCTCCAGGTTTTCCTTACACGGGCACTAAGCACCGCTTTTTGGATCTGTCGCCGCGCGACGGCTTGCCGGATGCTTTTGTACTTAAGCCAGAGGTCAAGGCCGAGGTTGAGGAGTGCATTAGCAGGATGGAGAAGCTAGAACGTGTCAACATGGTGCATAAGTGCGTGCACAAGTGTGAAGCGGTCAAGAAAGGCAAGTTGAAGGTGAGAGTCATAGAAGGAAGTCCTCTGGTGATGACCATCATCACGCGCATGTATTTCATGCCAATCATCAGGCTCTTCTTGCTGGCGCGGCATATGACCGGCAGTTCTGTCGGCATTGACGCAACCAGCATGGAGTGGGACGACCTTTACCACCACCTTGTCGCCTACAATTCCACGTGGGCAATAGTGGGGGATTGGATCCACTTTGACACCTCACAAGTGTACCAGGAGATGATGGTGCTTTTTGGCATCCTCATCTTTGTGTGTGAGTCATGCGGTACATTTAGTGAGGCGGACATAAACGTCATGTGGGTCGTGGCTCAAGAGATCTGCCGTCACTACACGTTGTTGAAGACTGACTTGGCTATCACCGAGGGGACAAATGTGTCTGGTGGTGCCTTGACGGTTTACATCAACAATGGCATCAATGACCTACGCATGCGCAGCGCCTTTTATGGCCGCGCGCGATGCCTCAGGGATCTGCCGCCAGTGACGTTGTGGAGGCACGATGAGGTGAAGTTCACCACGGGCGGGCTTCCGATCATAAAGAACGGCAGGGAGGGTTTCCAACCCCTCTTGCCGAACTTGAAAGGTAGCTTTTTGGATTACGTCCGCCCCACCTATTACGGCGATGATTTCATTCTGGTGGCAAAGCCGGAGATCACTGGTTGGTTCAACCAGTTGACTCTGGCCGACTACTTCGCCAAGGAGGGGCTTCACCTCACCGATGCGGACAAGAAGGCTTTTACGGACCCCGCTACCAGGTGGGAGGATGTCACTTTCCTCAAGAGACATTTTAGGCATGACACCACAACCAATTGTGTTATGGCCCCATTGGCGATGGATTCCATTTACAAGCCTTTGCATGTGTGGCCCAAGAAATTGGTTTGGGCACCACACGTGCACGCTGCACAGCTGCTAGACGGCGTGATGCGCGAGTTGCTGCAACACGGGAGAGCAGTATTTGAGGAGAAGGCTCCTCTAGTCCTCGAACTGGCACGCCGCTACCATGGCGCGTTGGACCTCATGGCTATGAAGCATGTGTCCTATCACGACATGGTTAATGAGTGGTTCGGGAAAGAGATGAGGGCTGGTGCTCTGCGCCTTGCTGGGAGAGCTCCAACCGAATAGCGGCCCATCAGCGCTTTGTGAGCGCGGTATAAATACACATGCGGATGGCCCTCGTATCGCCCAGGTCATAAGCGCTCCGGTTGCTAACGCCTTTGTAGTATGGCGCGTTAAAACTACCTTACGCAATTGGATACCATTCTTGGCGAGTGTGAGCGCTGCCGGATAGAATTAGGCTTTTGTGTTCGTGTACTGGCCCCTCGTGGCCGACCCCTATTTAGGGGAGGTATTTGTACTTGCCGTTAGTGCTCAAACCTTGCCCGTGAATGATCCGTCACCTGCATTGTATATTGGATTGCCACAAATTACTTATCAACGACTACGCAGGAGTCTATACCTGTAAATACCAAACAACAGACTTTGATGATGCAGGATGCGGATATGGGAACTAAGGTGTTTTTACCTTGGGCCCCAGATTCCACCCGCGACGGAATCTTCAGCCAAGTAGATACTTCTCTAGCAAGTTTCTTCGAGCGCCCCGTCGTCACCAAGACCTACACTTGGACCCCCGGTCAAGTTAGTCCATTCACTGCGGTTTTCAATCCTTGGACTGATTTCTTTGGGAATCCTCGCGTCATCAACCGTATCAATAATTATGCTATGATGCGGGCGAAATTGCATGTAAAATTCATGATCAATGGTAACGGTTTCTATTATGGTCGCTTAATGGCTGACTATTGGCCACTGCCTACCAATGATTACGTCACCAGTGCTGTTACTATCATCAATGAGAATGCGATTCAGGCTTCCCAGCGCATGAAGGTCTTCATTGATCCTTCCACGTGTTGCTCTAATGAGATGGAGTTGCCCTTCGTGTTTTACAGAGATGGTGTATCCATTCCCACGGCAGAGTGGTCGGAGTTGGGTACGATATATGTTCGGGAATTGTTTGGGCTTAAGCATGCCAATGGTAGCGCTCAACCCATTACTATTACCGTTATATGTTGGGCCACTAATGTTGAGATGTCTATTCCTACTAGTTTTGATTCTACTGCTTTGGTTACCCAAGCAGGAGATCATCCTAAAGGGAAGAAAGACGAGTATTCCAATCCTGGTCCAGTTGAGGCTACTGCTACAGCTGTTGCTTCTCTGGCAGGATCTGTATCTAAGATCCCCTTCATTGGTAAGTACGCTCTTGCTACGCAAATGGCTGCGAAGCTTGCTGCGCAAGGAGCTAAAACCATGGGGTGGTCTCGTCCAGCTCTTATTGATCCCCATGCTGATATGCACCCTAAGTTTGTTTCTGATCTTGCACCTTATAACGCGGGCGACAATTCAGCTAAGCTCGCTGTTGACATCAAGCAGGAGGTTACAGTTGATCCCAATGTGATTGGGATTGACTTGCCGGATGAGATGTCGATTGCCAGCATTGCTGCAAGGGAGTCATTCTTAACTCCCTTCCCGTGGACTACAGCTAAGATTGCAGGGGACATTCTTTGGACTGCGCGTGTGACTCCTCTTATAGGAGTTTCCGCCAGCTCTGTATATTACCTTCCTGCATGTGCTTTCGCGTCTTGGCCCTTTCAATGGTGGAGGGGGAAGATGCGTTACCGATTCCAGATAGTTGCGTCAGCTTACCATAAGGGACGCCTTCGCATCGTTTGGGATCCCGTGTTGGTCCAATCTGTTGAGGCTAACGTCCAGTTCACCAAAATTGTGGATATTTCTGAAGAGCGGGATATCACAATTGAGATTGATTGGGGCAATCCTCAGCATTTCCTTCCTACAGCCACCAGTATTGGCACAGTAGCTACTTCTTTCCGCAACACGCCGGAGTGGACTAGCGCTTCTTCACAAGCCAATGGAGTTATTTCTATCTATGTCTTAAATGACTTGGCTACACCTAACTCTACTGTAAATAATGACATATCTGTTAATGTGTTCGTGAGTTGCAACGATCTTCAGGTCGCTGTCCCACGGCTGTTGCCGTCTCTTGTCAATTCTTACGCTGCAACCGTGCAAGCTGGAGACAGTGGCATGTCAGAAATGGTGGAGGAAGAAGCTTCATCCGGTAACGAACCTGGTTGTGGACCAGGCGTAGCTGCCGACACAATGGCCGAAGATGCGGACGCGTCCGAAGATATGGTTGTATATTTCGGAGAACGCATCACGTCCTTTCGCCAGTTGTTGAAGAGATATAATTTGCATTCATCATTCCTCATAGCAAATAGTTCTGCAACTATTCCTGCTGTTTGGACACCCACCTTCAGTGATGTGCCTTATTTCTACGGATACAACAACTTAGCCCTCCATACCACTACTGCAGCTGGAAAGTTCAGTTACGTCTCCGGGACGTTGCTCCAGTATCTTATGCCAGCATATGTTGGAATGAGGGGTTCACAACGCTCGAAGTATGTCGTCAATACTTCACAACATGGCGCGGCCGGTTCACTCACAGTGGCCCGGACGAATGGTTCAATTGGCAGCGTTCCAGCGGCTGTGACGTCATTATCTATCACGTCACAGTCTGCCTATGCCCGGTTGGCCAATCCTAATCGTCAGGATTGCCTTTCCGGTGGGGCTACTACTATAGTGGCTTCACAACCCAACCTTGAGGTCGAATTGCCGTATTACAAACCAATTCGATTTGATGAGGCCCGTGCGGTACTACAAAATGCTACCACCATCGGTTATTCGTCACCATTTTACAATTCTCACACAGTTGAGCTGACACTTTCACCTGGCACTACGCCTGTGACGGTTACCCGTTACACGGGTGTCGGCGAAGACTTTGGATTGTTTTGGTTCCAGGGTTGTCCTCCTTTGCGAGCGCTCGTAGCGCCCGCCTAATCGCATGTCGGGGTGCGATTTAGTACTACCACCGAACTACTGTAGGCTCCTACGCCGAAATAGTTATGTGGGAGCCCGAAAATTTTAGAATGTAGTTCAGGTGGCTTGACAGTCATCGTGTAAATATTCTGAGAGGATGTAGGTGTTGCGTTTACGTGGCACTGAACCTCCCTAGAAGAGTAGGTGAGGTTTTCTCCCTAGCCGAGTAG